CCCATCTTCTTCAGGAGTATCTTTGATCTCTTGAGAAAGGCGGTACGCTCTAATCTTACTTTCCAATGACTTCAAAGGGTCATTGGTGTAAGAGGATGTTTGTACAGATGGTCGAAAAGATTTAGGAACCTTTTCGACTTCTGGAACAAACTTTTCTGTTGTTGAGATGAGATCACCAATAATGCGGTTACGCACATCGGTGGGCATATCAACATTATCTTCCGCAGGTCGCGGGAGAGGTCTAGGGCGCTTAATACCGTGAATACTCTCTTGGAGAGTACTTATACGGATATTACGCAACCTAAATCGTACCAACGTACCATCACTTTTTGAATAGGTGACAGGCACATGATCCGATGTACCGAATATTCCTTCATACAGGGACCACCTAGATGAAAGGGACAAACCCTTAGGGTTCCATCCCAATCCTCCGAGTGATTCAGGTATAGAAGCGATAGTCGATACAACCGCTCTTTGTCGTGGTCGAAGAAGTCTTATTGAATGGGGCCCAAGATTACGGGCGACATCCAAGAAGGACTTATCAGATACCTCCTTCCATTTATAAGGATGGATGACTCCATCTCTATAAATAACCTTACCAGCGAATTCAGCAACAGAGTTACTGGATATCGTTTTTAAGGGCGAAATAGGACATCTGAGATCTTCGAGCATATCACGGTAACGTTTGGCGTATTCGTCACCTTCAATAACAATGTCATCACCTAAGATAACAAAGTTACTTGAAGGTATACGAAGAAACCGACATACCATGTGGTGTGAAAAGGCAAAAGATGCGAATGAAGGACCAAGCCCTAGTGGCTGGCCTTTATTCCACTTGATGATACTATCACCCATCATCCAAGGCTCTCTCGAAACATAATCAAAAAGACCAATCCAAGGCTCCCAATCGGGAGAGAGGATGGATCTCATGATCTTGATCTGGAGTTCCAGAGGAAAATGGTTAGTAGCATCAGACAGGTCAATGGAATGGCAAGATTTGCCATCCTTTAACCAGTTTTGCACAATATCAACACCCTTAGACTGATCAAAGGTGCAATCGTTAGGAAGGTACCTGAGACAATTAAGCATAGCATGCTTAAGGGGCTCAAGGACAATCTGAAGTACGCGGTTAGGATTAGCTACAGCCCTGAGCTTGAAACCAGGCTCTTGGATGAAACTAATTTTACCAGCGCACCTCTTGGTTGACCAGTCAGGCATCCTCTGCCATCGTTCGAGTACATCCTCGCGGATATACTCAAATGGTTTAGGGAACCTGCTAGCACCAATACGAACGCTACCATTGTCAGCATGGATATGGATCCATAAGTTAAGCTCCTTCTCAGAAGCCTTGACAAATGGAACACGTTTATCGCTTCTATTATACCTATCCAAACTCCAAGGAGTAGGACGGGTATTATAGATGACATGCAGACCATCTGCCCAACTAAAGATAGGATGTGATAAGTCACACTTATCGTTAGAAGAGACAGAATCGACAAACTTTGCGAGCTGCTTCTTGGTAATTCTAGTACTAACATAGGAGGAATAGATCATCAAAGCATTGATTGCTTTGCATCTATCCTTCCATTTGGTAGTACGAGAAAACAGATGACGAAAGTACCCACGTGGAAGTCCGTTCTTATAGGAAATCCATGATGATACCTTCGATCCACCCGAAGAAATGAGGATATAGTCCTGTTTCAAAGCTTTAAGCCTTGAAACGGTCCACTCCTCACCATTTCTTTCGGTCCAGAGTTTTACAGTATCAAGGATACCGTGAACCTCCTTCTGTTTGAGGCCAAGGACACTCAGTCGAAGACAGGCATTGTTTTGTCTTAAAGACATAGCAGTACTCCTTATGTTAAGGATGATGCAACATTGCATGTCAGATCCACTGACTGCCACCATCAAG